TGTTTTTTGGTTTTCATGCCGCCACCCCCTGCGCCCGTTTCACCTGGTCAAGCCTCACCATCTGGGCGTTTTCCATCAGCTGCGGGCTGCTGCCGCGACTTCGCTCAGGGCGATGCTCATCTTGTGCTCAAAGTTGCCGCCGTCGAGTTCAGAGATGAAATCGGGCACGTCGGTTGCGGCGCTGGTGGATTGAATGCGATTGCTCATAGTGATTTCCTTTTGGTGGTTGTGAAAATGGTTAGCGAAATGGTGCAGCCCAAGCGGTCGGCTTGTAGGTGGGCTGCTTGGTTGGGTTGGGGTTGCTCATGCGGCTACTCCTTGGGAAACTTGCTGGATATGACGCACCAGAGCGGCGCACATGCGGGGGAAGTCGTTCTCGTGAAAAAGTTTGGACGCTTTGTCGGTAGCGGCGGGCTCAAAGCCCAACCGGCGCATGAAGTCAGCGGTCAAGTTGAAGCCCAGCCGCTCGCAGATTTGGCCCAGGCGCAGGGTGGGCGGGCTCAATGGGCTGGTTGTTTCTGATGTGTCTTCAGTTTGCGCAATTTCGCAAACTGGCGCTTGCTTCATGGTGGCTACGGGTGGTTGTCCGCTGGCGTTATGCATCATTCTTGATGCGTCAATTTTTGCCATGTAGTCCTGCTCCCGTGCCTTGGCTATGACTTCGTCAATGGCACGTTTTGCATCTGCGTCGGCCTGGGCTTGTGCGTGCGCTTCAGCTCTGGCTTTGGCTGTCGCTGCGGCAATCTCTGCATCAGCGCGGGCGCGTTCGGTGGCTTGGGCTTTGGCGCGCTCCTGCTCGGCAATTTGGGCGCGCTCGGCCTCAACGCGGGCGGCTTCTTTGGCCATGTGTTCAGAAATTCGGTTCTTGACGGACATGGCCACGAACTCAGGCTCTTTGAGAACAAGCGTTGCCACGTCTGAAAACAGAAAACCAAAATCAGCTTGATCATTGATAGCTCGCAGGTTCAGGGTGATCTTGTCGGCCAGCTCATTGGCTGCAATCTTGGTTCGGGCCAGCTCCGCACTTATGGCGTCAGCCATGCTTTTCACGCTGCGCTTGCCTTTGATGACCCCAGCAAAGTCGTGTGCCACTTGCGGCATCAGGGCGCGGCCAATGCGCTGGTTCAGTGTGGCGATGTGGTCATCCAAGGCGTTGCGTCCGTCCAGCACAGCCTCGGCGCGGATGGTGTCTTTGCGGCTGCTCACCAGCTTGTCCAGCTCTAGGCGGGTGGTGCGTGCCTCGGCTGATATATCGTCAATGGTGCGAAACAGGTCGTCGATGCTGGCGGTCTGGCTCAGGGCGTGCTGTTTTGCGGCTGCCAGGCGCGATTCAATGTCTTTGCACCAGGCGACGGTCTTCTCGGCGTCGGCAAACTGTGCATCCGTCACCAGCTCGCGGTTGATGCCAGCAAACACGGCCAGAGCGTGAGCCTTGTATTCGGCTAAATTGCTTGCTGTCACCATGCCGGTGACCTCGATGTGCAGGGCTGGCAGGGTTTCTGGGGTGCGGCCTATGGGCTTCACTTCTTCGGCCACTGGCTTGTAAGTCTCCAGGTCAGCGGAGAATTGATGCCATGCTGCAATGAGTTGCTCTGCACGTCCGGGAACAGCGCAATATTCCATACTTGCAAACTTTTCACGAGTGCCGTCAGACGTGACAAAAATAACCTTCTCAGCTTGTGCAACCAGCAACTGTTGTTCGAGTTGCCAGTAATAGTGCGGGTCTAATTCGCCTTCTTGGACTTGTTTGGCAAGACCTTCATTCCACAGTTTGCATTCAAACACCACGTCGCCCATCATCGTCAAGCCATCAAGCGATGCCAGCAGATTTGTCTCTTCGCATACGACCGTAACGGGGTACAGGGCTTCGCCCAATATTTCCTCAAGAATAGTTCGCGCCCCGTTTTCAGCAGCATGCCCCCGGTCAAATAGCGCCTGCTTTGCGCCATTGACTTCTTCTGTGATGCCGGTGGCCTTCTGCTTCATCAGGTCAGACCGACTTAAATATTTTGAAGCGCCCATAACAGCCGGTGCTTCAGAAGCAGTGTGGTGCTTGGCGCGAAGAGCTAACCACTCTGGCGTTCCCTGATTTACTGGAATGATCTTCACTGTTCTACTCCTTTTGTTTCCGGTGTCACAGTCGCTTGGATCATTGCGATCTGGTCGTCATTGAGCGTGGCTTTGCTGCTGACCATGGCGATGATTTCGCTTGCCGTTTTGCGGCCAGACTCAATCAAACCCCTCCAGCCCGCCAAATTTTTGGCAAACTGCTCATCGGTGTAGGCTGGCAGAGCTGGTGCTGTCGGATGGGTAATCTCCCCGGTATCCTGATCAACGGTTTCGTTTGATACCGTCACAAAGTCGCCTTCAATCACGGCGCTTTGTCCAGCTTCTGCCGCATGTGACACGGTGATGGCGTTGGCCAGCTCTATGCTGCTTGGCATGTACTTAAGTACCTGCAGCAATGCCACCTTGCGGGCGTACATCTCGAAGTTGTTCTCGCTCTGCAAGGCGTAATGCCGACTCCCAACCTTGTTGTACTGGTCTAGGTGCTTGCGGACTTTGCCTTTGGTCCAGACCTCAATCACCGGCATCTGTGCATCTTTGACGCGTCCAATGGCGTAAACGTGGGTGAAGTTGCCTTCACTGTCGCCGGGTTTGTGCCGGCAAAAAGGCTCATCGCCGAGTTGGTAGTCGAACTGGTCACCGGCAAACACAGCACCCGTCCACACCGTAGCGCGGCCAGCGCGTGACACCAGATCAACCAGACCTTTCCAGCCGGGTACAAAGGTGCATGTGTCTTTGTAGGGAATCAGGTAGCCTTGGCCGTTGATGCCGGGCTCAAGCCCAAGCTGGGTGGCCGTCATCAGGCTGGCCAGGATGCTGTCGGTGCGGCATTTCTGCAGCGCGGGGGTGGTGCTGAAAGCCGTGAGTGCCAGGCGAGCCATGCGGTCGGCGCTCATGTGCTTGGGCAGGGCCAGCGCAATTTGTGGCTTCATCCGGTCTAAGACCTTGGAGAAACTTGCTACTGGCGATGCTGATTGCTGGGTTCTGATGTCGTTGCTCATGATGTCCTCGTTAGTTAAAAAAAGTTTGATAAATCCAGCCTGTAGCGCCTGCGATGATTGCAAGGCTTGCTATCGATGTAATAGTTAAGCAGGTGTAGATAACGATGCTTTCAAAGGTTGTCAGGGGCACTTCATTGGGCTTTTTGGCCCAAAAGTTTTCGCCTTCAGCGGCGCACTCATAGCCCGCCTTGCTCATAGCAATGTGTGCCTGGTGCGCTGCATCTACGCAGTCGCAAGTTCTTCCTTGATCGCAATTCGATGTGCAGCCGCTCATGTCAGCGTATCCACAGCCAGGCATACACAATGACTATGGCCACAATGCAGACGCCCACAATCACAATGCCGTCCCAGTCGGTTTGGCGTGCCGTCACCGGCTTTGGCGCTTTGACCCTGAGTAGCGCAGCTTGCAGCATGGTTTCGGTGCGGCTCATGCGCAGCGGTTTTGGTTGGGGTTGGTAGTTGCAGCCGATCAGGACTTTTCCTGTGTTGAATGGGGTAACTCTCATGCGAACTCCATGCTGTCGATGTAGGCTTCAATCCGAGCGTCGTCGCTGTCTTCTTTGGCTTGCTTATTCATATACGCCAGCGCCTCGGTTTCAATCGTTGATCGAACATCATCCGACAGCACTTCGCTGATGTCTTCACCCTTATGCAAGGCGTAAAACAGCGTGATCGACTCAGGCCAGCTCTCTTCACTACCCGGGCCAGTGCCGCCATCGTGCTCTGCCTGATACTCCAGATAGCAGTCAAGCTCCAAGCCTTCTGAGCCTATGTATTGGTACTGGTACAGGCCTTTGGTGTCGTCGCTGTTGATCACTGCCTTTGTGATCTTTTTTGGCATCTCTGAAAAGTCGCGTCCTGGGACACAGCTGCTGCAGAGTCGCTTTGCAAGAGCGACCATATCAATAATTTCTATTTTTTGATTCATGGCATGCCTTTCTTTGGTGTGTAAAAAAGCCTGCGTGATGCAGGCTGGTTGGTAATAGATAAACACAAATCACCTATCACGAGATTTGTGTTTCACGACTGATTTTTTTCTTGGCCAGTCGATGCCTCACCGAGGGTCATTTAGACGCTGCGGGTTGTTCCACATCGCTCCGCAACCCGTGGCCTGAGTTGCATCTAAGCGGTAACCTATTTATTAGCCCGGTTGGTTCGCCCCGGTGCGGCTTTTTTGCTGCCTGTCGCTTCAGTGATCTGGTGCGATGGACGAATCATACCGCATCCGGTAGACTAAAAACCGCATCCGGTAGATTTATTTTCAAAAATTAACAAAAAAGTTTGAACCAGCTGTAAACAGGCGTAAAAAAACCCGCTTAGTGCGGGCTCGGATTGTGTGGTTTGGCTTAATTTACTTGTAAAAATCCCCAAAATGGGGGATTTGCGGGTTTACCCATATCAAGTAAGGTCGGTGGCGCGCCACTATGCGACTTTTTTCTGATCTTGGACAAATGCTGCATGCGACAACATCTTTGTCAAAGCCTCCAAAAGTTCAGGCTGCGCAGGGGTCTTTGCAAGCGATGACAACATACCTGCCAGTGCGTCACGCAAAGCTGGGTTTGCCTGCTCAAGCGCCGCTGACAACACCTTTAGCGCCACATCAATTGCTATGTTATTTGTAGCTGCTTGCGCTTTATCTATAAGGGCTAAAGGCTGATTTGATTCAAAAGTTTCTCCAAGCGTAGGGTGCATAAGTTGCCATGGCTCAACTTTAAGCGCTGTAGCCACCTTCTCAATCACATCAACTCCAACGCTTGTCTCTTGTTCTTTTATGCGCGTAACCGTACCGGGGCCGACGTGGGCTTCTTTGATTAGCCTCGTCAAATTTTCTTTGCCATAAAGCGTGTTCATTCGACTTTGGATGTTTACCCAGAGTACTTTTTTCCATTTATTTTTAGCCATCCCTAAAAGATAGTTCATTACAGCTACCGAATGGGGTTTACATGCCTACCGTATGCGGTATGATATGGGGCATGAAAACATCAATCCCACTCGCATTGGACTTCAAGACAAAGCTTGAAGCGCTTGGGCACGCTGATATGCAAGAGCTTTCACGCCTGTCAACAGTCCCCTTCACAACGCTCTGGAAGATCAGAGCCGGTGAGACCCTTAACCCTGGCATTGAAACGGTGAAGCTTTTTGCACCACATCTTTCTGGAATAGAAAAGGCCCCAGCATGAACCTGACAACCATAAGTCAGGCCATCCTGACCATGACCAGCCGGGAAATTGCTGAACTCACCGGAAAAGAGCACCGCCATGTCATGCGGGACATCACAGTCATGCTGGAAGAGCTTGGCCTGAACAAAGAGGGGTATGCCCAAACTTGGACACACCCCCAAAACAAGCAAACCTACCCTGTATATGCGCTTGACCGTGAATTGACGGACACGCTGCTGACCGGCTACAACGCAGCATTGCGTCGCAAGGTCATTGCGCGCTGGCATGAACTGGAAAGAAAGAACAAGCTTGCCCTGCCTGACTTCACCAACCCAGTTGCCGCCGCGCGCGCATGGGCTGATGCGGTTGAGAAGACGCAGGTGCAGGCGGTTGAGATTGAAGCCCAACAGCTCCAGCTTGAGCAGCAAAAGCCAGCCGTTGAGTTTGTTGACCGCTTTGTCGAAGCCAAGTCCGCCAAGGGCTTTCGTGAAGTAGCCAAGATTCTTGGGCTTAAAGAGCGCGAATTCATCGCAGAGCTGGCCGCTGACAAGGTGATTTTCAAACAGGGTAGCAACTGGCTGCCCATGGCTGACCACCAGCACTCGGGCCGCTTTGTCGTCAAGACCGGCGAGGCCAACGGGCACGCCTTTATTCAATGCCGCTTCACCCCCGATGGCATCGCATGGGTTGCAAAGCGTTACAGCAAGGCGGCCTGAATGACCTCCACTCAATCCCTGTCCGCAGGCATCGTTGTCCTCGTTGCCCTCGTTGACGGCGCGCCATACCGCGTGATGACCGCCACGCTGGTCGAGGAGGCCTGACGCATGGCAGCCCCAGATGGTTACACCGAACTTCGGATTTACATCCCGCACCCGCTGGCCGTGCGCCTGGATGGCATCAAGCGAGCCAAGGGCCACAAGGGCTTGGACGTCTTTTGTGTTCCGGCTTTGGAGGCAGCAGCTGATGTTGAGATTCATCAAGCAACTGTGCTCCTGCGTTGCGCAGGGATCAATCCGCTAGCACGCCCATCACACCAGGAAGCGTCGGAATGACCATCTATTCCAAATCCGCGAATTCGCAACGCGACAACCATTACTTCGATGGTTGGGCTCGCATGGGTTTACCTGCAGAGCCCGGCCTGAATGCGTTTACCGCCCGCTTGAGGGCTCCGGTGTCAACCGAACCTGAGCCAGAGCTAATGCCACTTCCCCGGCCAGGGCGGCGCAGGAAGCTGCCAAAAATTGACGAATCGCTGTCGGATGCTGAGAAGCGCGAAGAGCGCAACCGGCGCAACCGGATGTACATGGCAGCCAAACGCAACGCCTTGCGCGTAAACCCGCACACCAGTGTTGGCTATGCCAGTGCCGATGTGTATGGCCAGGCTTTGAAACAAGTGATCGGGGCGTCGATATGTCCATGAGATGGGTCGCCGGTCAGATTGAGTCTGCATCCTCTGCGCAGCGTGGCCTGGGTTTGGAGCATCCACGTTTTAACCCACGCCCGCCGGGCGTGCTGCAAGAAGGCGGGGCTGCAAAGGCCGTTCTGTCATTTCTTCAGCAGTACCCTGAGCGGTACTTCACCTTTTCCCAGATTGTGACGCACACCAAGCGCACCCCAAAGTCGCTGGACTGGGCTTGCATCTTTCTGCGTAGCCTGGGGTATGTGGAGTGCGTCAGGGGAGACGACCGGAACCCAAAGTACCTCCGTTACCGGGTGGCCAGCGTGCGCCCGGTATCCGCAAGGCAATCAACATGATCAGCAGTGCAGGCCATGCGCAAAACCAAGGTGTCGCACTCGCACCTGTCGTGGCCATGAGTGCGAAGGGCATCAAACCGCAGCGGCATTTGCCGTCAAGACCCAATGCGTTGATTTATTTTCACATGGCTAGGGTAGCTCCCGAAAAGCAGACGCGTCCGCTGCCTGCCACTGTGTTTTTTACGGGCGATGAAGGGACGATCATGAAGTTACCAAGACGGGATGAAACATGAATTTCTACAAGAGATTCATGTCTGACTACGCAAAGAAAACAGCGCGGTTAACCCTGGCGCAGCACGGCGCTTACACGCTACTTCTGGACGAGGTCTATTCGACGGAATCGCCATTGCCTGCAGATACTAATGAGCTGTATCGAATCTGCCGGGCAATGACAAGGGACGAGCAGTCTGCAGTCCGGGTTGTTGCCAATATGTACTTTCCGGTTGGCGATGGTGGCCTTCGCCAAAACCCACGGGCTGCCATAGAACTGAACCTGGCTTCCCCCTCTTTGGAAGCAGCTAGGTTTAATGGGGCAAAGGGCGGAAGGCCAAGAAAAGAACCCATTGAGTTTGAAAATAAAAACCCAGTGGGTTTCCAGGATGAAACCGATTTGGTTCTCCCTGACTTAACTCCTCATAGCTTAGAAGAATACCAAGTAGCTAAAGCTACTTCGTCGGGATCGGGAATCCCGAACTGCCCTCACGAGGAGCTGATCGATGCTTTTGAAAAAATCTTGCCGACGCTGCCGCAGCCGAGAAAAAGTTTGTGGCGAACTGGGAAAAATGCGCCAGCTCTCCGGGCCAGATGGCATTGGGTGTTGACTGAAAAATACGAGTCTGGCAAGCGCGCTGGTCAGCGAATGGCCTTAACAAAAGACGATGGAATGGCTTGGTTTACGCGGTTTTTCGAGTACGTCGCAAAGTCTGATTTTTTGACCGGCAAGACTGGAAAATTTTCTTGTGATCTTGGGTGGCTTGTCAACCAGTCGAACTTTGAAAAAGTCTTGACCGGAAAGTACGAAAACAAGTCGGAGGCCGCATGAACAGCGTTTTCGACACCCCATTCCCAACCGATGACGACTACGCAGCTGACCATTCAGCCCGTAAAACGATGGGTGAATTGATTGCCAACATGGACGCCGAGAACGGCTTAATCGGCGGCCTTTTGCTCGACAACGGAGCCTTTGACCACATCAGCGACCGCATCAAAGCAGAGCATTTTTCAACGTCTTTCAGCCGCGAAATATTCGCTGAAATTTCAAAGCAAATCGGATCAGGGGAACGATGTGATGTGGTCACTGTCGGGATGGCTTTGGACGGCAAAGTCACTATGCAGCAGCTCAATGCGCTGGCTCAATTTGTTCCCAGTGCTGCCAACATTCGGCGCTATGCCGACATGGTTATCGAGCGGTTTAAAAGCCGTGCATTGCTGACCGTCAGCGCTGAAATCACAGAGTTGGCCCATGACCATAGCCGGACCATCGAGGACCGCATCGAGGCCGCACAGGGCCAGTTGGTGAAGCTGATCGATGAGGCTCCGCGTGACGAGTGGGTAAGCGCCTTTGAGGGCATGAACAGCCACACGCAAGTGCTTGAAGACCGGGCCGACGGCAAGGTCAAGGCTTGGGCGACCGGCCTGGTTGACCTGGACGATCTGCTTGAAGGTGGGTTTCGCCCAGGTGAACTGGTCATCGTTGGGGCGCGTCCATCAATGGGCAAGACCGCGCTGGCCATGACCATCGGTCTGGCGATGTCGGAGCACTTCTCGGTCGGAATGTTGTCCATGGAAATGCCGCATACCGAGGTGCGTGACCGCATGACGGCCATGGTCGGCAATGTAAGCCTGTCGCACGTCAAGCGTCCCAGCCGTGGCCTGCAATGGGACCGGGTAGTGGAAGGTGTGGAACGGTCCAGACTGCTGAATTTTTACGTGACCGACCAGGGCGGCCTGAACATCAATCAAGTCCGCAGCAAGGCGCGCGCCATCAAGCGGTTGCATGGCTTGAACGTTTTGATCGTGGATTACATCGGTTTGATGTCCGGCTTGGATGCCAAGCAGCAGCGCGCGTACCAACTGGAGGAAATCAGCCGGGGGCTCAAGACGCTGGCGAAAGAGCTTGAGATGACGGTGTTGTGTCTGGCCCAGGTGAACCGCAAGGTCGAAGAACGCATCGACGCTACCCCGCAATTGAGCGACCTGCGCGACTCCGGCGCCATTGAGCAGGATGCCGACGTGGTGGTGTTTGTGCATCGTCCGATTCAGGCAAAACCGGACCTTGGAGGCGACTGGACAAACTTCGCCAAGGCCAGCATAGCCAAAAACAGAAATGGCCGATGCGGCGTCATCAGCTTGTTTTACCAGGGTGACCAGACCAAGTTTTCCGGCTGGTCCGGGCCTGCGCCGTCGAAGTCGGCCGGGACAACAAGGGGCAACAATTTATGAGCAAGTTTGTTCTGGAGTGGAGCCGCAAGTCGAACGGATTCCACATTCAGCCGGTTGAAACCATGTTGGCCGGTAACCAAAAGCTATTCCTTTTGGAGCGATCACACGACTACATCGTTTTGATGATTGGTGAAAAGGAGGCTTGTCACCAGATGGCCGACAACTGGCGTCCACGGTTGATTGAACGGGTGAAACACCAATGCCAACCCGAAACGATCTGATTGCTCACCTCTTGACCATGAAAAACGGAACCGACAAAACAACTCCGCAGCCTGAGTACGCAAGTGTTGCCGCCGAGTTCTACCGCGACTTGTTTCCAGAGTGGAATCTAGGCAAAGGTTTGAGCGAAGCCATGGATAACCAACAGGAAAACAAAATGGAGGCTGTATGAATGTGCGCACCATGCAACAACGCCCGGGCGTACCCAGCCTACCCATTGCATTGCCCATCATGCCTTTGGTGCGGAGCCAGGGCGATACAGCGGCTTGGAGCAATGCAAATCACGCAGACGGAGTGCATTCGGCGCAGGCGCGAAACGCTTGCCGAATGGATGGCTTGGGGTCACAGCGAGGCCGATTTGCGCAGTTTAGCCAAAGCAAAAACGCTACCTCTTGCGCCGATTGGCCAGGCAGCGAATACGGCATTCGCCAGCCCCACCCGCACGAAACACCGGTGAGCTGGGATGAAGTTTTTGTGTTTTTGAAAAATGGGGCAATAAATGGCTGATGAGATTGACGCTGCACAAGAGCGTATGGAGATTGACCTGGCTGATGCCATCCGCCGCGCCAGCATGGGCAAACCAGTAGCTGTTGCCACGGGGCGCTGTGTCTCAGCAAATGGCGCTTGACACCATGAACCATGGCATCACCCACCTCTACGTTGGCAAGAACTTGGCTTCGCAGCTGATGGCCTTGCCGCGCGAGGTGTTTGAGCCCTCTGGTGTGGCCGAGCGTCCATGCATCTTCCGCATTGGCCGCTTGTTCGGTCGCTACGAGGTGTACTACTCACCTAAGGTGGTGACCGAGACAGCTAACGCTGGCCAGGTGCTTTGCATTGGCCGCGCTACCGATGTGACCAGAAACCCGTTCATTTTGGGCGACGCTGTGCCGCCTACCGTGATCCCATTGGCAGTTGGTCAGGACTTGCGTCAGGGCGCTGGCTTTTATGCCCGCAACTTCACCGCCGTCAACCCGCATGGCCCATCGTCTTTGGGTTGCGCATTGATCAACGTCACCAATCTCGCCTAACCAAGGCAAAAAACAGGAGCACTGATATGACACGTAAAGTCGAATTAGGCGCTCCTTCCCTCACCGGGAAGGACGCCAACGAACTAGTAGCAGCTGAGTTTTCAAAAGTCAAGTACCCACTGGCCGTGGTGGTCACCAACAACATGCCTTGCAACGCGGTTTTCCCAGAAGTTGAAGGCCTGTTTTTAAGCCACTGCGCCAATGCAGCGGGCCGCGTCAAGGCAGTCGTGATTGAGAGTGCTGACGCATTCCAGCGCCTAGCTTCCAGTATTGAACAGATTGCAGAACTCAATGGCTTTGCCTCTGCCGTGACCATCGAAGAGGTTGAAGTGATTGCGCCCGTCAAAGGCAAAGCCACGCAACCTGTTGCAGCCACTGCTGCGTAAGGGGCTGTAAATGAGTACCGCATTTGTACGACAACTCGGTGCTGAATCTGGCGTCCAGCTTAATCCCCTGGTTGACAATTCAGAAATCCCGACAAGCAGCAACGATGACCAGATTTTTGGCATCGTGATGCGCGCCACCCGTGGCCGCATTGACAAGCCTTTCAAGGTTGACCGAAGCACGGTGTTCAAGAAGTTGGGCAAGGGCGAACAAATCCGCACATCTGCACTCAATGAAGCTTGGGTGCATGTGGTAGAGGCACTGAACAACGGCGCTTATGAGGCCGTGGTGCAGCGCCTGACTACGCCTGCGGCTGCCATCAGTTGGGCTGGCCTGACTGTGACGCCTGTCACTTTTGCCAACGCGTTTGCCGTGACTCCCACCGAACCCACCGGGCACCTGATCGGCGTGAAGCACCTGGAGTGCTACAACGACGGCATTGTGCTGGAAGTCCGAGCGGACGAGAAAAAGGTCGGCGGCGTGGCTATTGCCAACAACGTGGTGACCTTGCGCATCCGTGACAAAGACGGCGTTCTGCTGTATGAATTCACGGGCTCGCTTGACCCTGCCGCGCGAGATGATTACGGCAATTCGTCCTATCTGCCTGATGTGGTGCTGTCTTTGACTGATGCAGTTGAGGTATCTGTCGGTGTGACGGGTGCAAGTGCAGCGATTGAGCCCACCTCGATGGCTTATGGCTACGACGCCAACGGCAAAGAGCAATGGGCCAAGTCCGGCACGCTGGTGTGCTTCACTGAGGGCGGAATGGGTTACGCCACAGCGGACTACATGGCTGCACGGGTCTTGCTGCAAAACACCGTGTTCAACTATGCCTACATCTCCAGTGGTGGCACGCAAGCCCCCGGCCTTTTGGCGCAACTGGCGCAGCTGGCGTTTGACACCAACCGGCAACTGCGCTTTGACATCCCGGGTAACCTGAACCCAGAGGCTGCGATCACCTTCGTCGAGCAGTTGAACATGGGTGCCAGCCCAACCGCTCACCTGATGCACGCCTTTTGGGCGCCACTCAAGTCCGATGATCCAACTGGCGTTAATGCCAAGGGTCATTTTGGTGTGGCTACGCTGAACATTGCTTACGCTTGCGGGCGCAATGCACAGACCAATGCCAAGGGCTTTGCGCCAAAGAACTACGTGGTGGCGGGCCGCCAGTGGCCAATCCAGCGGGTTCGCGTGACGCAGACCTATAGCCCCACCGGGCAGGAGTTGAATGCGCTTGCCAAAGCCAAGATCAACCCTGTTCTGTTTGAGGTATACACCGGTGGCGGCCGTTATGTGTTCCGTGACTCGTTGACTTCCGCCTTGGTCGAATCCAGCCTTAAAAAGCTGATTTCGGTAGCCGACATGTCAACAAGCATTGATGATGCAGTAACCCGCTTCAGCAAAGACATTCTGCAACTGCCGATGCAAATCTCGGTTAAGCGCATGAATGACTTTTTGGGCGAGTTGTTTGCAGGCGCTGAGGCCTCTGGTTGGCTGGTTCCGTCAAACGACCCATCCATGGCGGGAAAGGCATTCAAGTATGACGTTCGACCCAATGAGGTTCGCCCTTACGACCGCATGGATGTCAGCTACTGGCTGCGCTATGACGGCACGGTGCGTCAGATTTTTGTCACCCAGACGCTGACACGCTAACCCATCAATCGCCCGGCCTGATGGCTGGGCGGTTCCAAACAAGGAGAAAAGTAATGAGTTTGACCGAACTAATGCGCCGCGCCATGAGCCACCGCGAGACCGCCAAAGTCCTGGATGCTGTGGCTGAGGAAAATGACGAAATGTCAAACGCTGATGACTTTACCGTCAAAGAGCTGACTTTGAGCGCCGCCGCCGCCGTGCAGCAATGGGCTGAAACCGATGACCTTGATGAAGGTGAATCCGGCGCTGACCGCTTGATGTCTTTGATGGTAGGAATTGTGGATGCTGACAAAAATGGCGAGATTGATGAAGATGAGCAGGGCGTGCTTGATGTGGTGCTCAATGCAGCCTGGGATTACCTGGGCACACTTGGCGTGACCGATGAAGACGCCGGCGCATTGCTCAACGACTGGGACGCCGACACCGCCGACCGGGTACGCGAGCTGGTTGCGGCCGCATTGCCAGACGGCGAGCAGTCTGACTCTGATCTGGATGATTTTGTCTTTGGCGACAACGACCAGGAAGCCGAAGACCTTGATGGCTACACCGCTGAAAACGAATGGGACGCCACCCCCGAGGTTGATGAAGACGGTAATGAAAAAGAAGCCGTGCTCGATGGTGATTTCAAGGGGCACCCATTCCGGGGCAACCAGTTCAAAAAAGGCGGCGCCTCGTCTAGTTCGGCTGTGCGTGCGTCTATTTCTGCCAAGCATGCCGAGCGTCATGGGGATGCCAGGTCTACCAAAAAAGCACACACCACAGCGCACTTCGCGCACAAGGCGGCAGCGGCCGAGGCAACCACCAAAAAAGCCAAAACTTACCATAAAAAAATGGCAAAGTTTCATGGCTCACAGGCAGGCATGGCACTTGATGGTGTAGCCCTGGATGCGGCTTACCGCAAGCGCTTCGTAATCCGTGGCGGCAAGAAAATGCGCGTGAATAAGCGAATCTCTGGTGTGGTTCGATTGTCGGCCAAGCAAAAGATGGGCATTCGCAAGATGCACATGAAGAGTCACAGTGCATCAGCCCGGATGCACCGCATGAAATCCATGCGCATGCGCACCAAGATGCACATGTAAATGTAGATCGGCTTTTGGGTGTGGGGTGTCTCTGTCGCAAGCGGGGGCACCCTTTTTAACTGGAGGAAGAATTGATGGCCGATTTAACGTCGATATGGGGAGGGTTGTCGCCTCACTTGATCGCCCACTTTTACCGGGTCGAAAAGGCCAAGGACGGCACCTGGGTTAAGGCGCAAGAGGATGTCACTGTCCATGCGCCACTGACGGAGTCCAACATGGAGGTGTCGCTGAGCTGGCAAAGCCCGTTTGAGAACGCCGGGTCTGACCACGGCCTTCCGACCATATCGGCCATGCTGCAATCTGGATCGCTCCAACCATTTTTTGACCAAGGTGGCAAGGCATCTGATTTTGTCAGCAAGTTTGAGGGGCGCACCGGCATCACCAAGCTCAACTCCGTGCAGGTGTTCACCGGCATGCCGCCTGTCAAAATTCAGGTCACGGCCATGTTCAGGGCATGGCGAGACTCAAGCGGAGAGGTTGAAGTGCCATTCAGCCAGCTGATGGAATGGGCGCTTCCTCAGAGCCTGTCAAAAGACGGCGCTATCTTGTCCGGGTTGGCGGCTGTCAAAAAAGTTACAGTGAACGGACAGAGCATCAGCGATGAGACAGCCAAGGGCTTGTACCCATCCCTGACGCCCGTCTGCATCGCCATGCAATACAAAACCCGGCTTTATTCGCCTCTGGTGATCGAATCCATTGGGCATCCCATGAGTTCACCCATTGATGCCAGCGGCCAGTACACCGAACTGCTGGTACCCATGACGCTGTGCACCCTGACGGCATTCGATGCGCCCGATTGGCGTGATTCCAGAGTTCCTTCAGTCTTTGCTTCAACAAGGAGAGGTATGTGATCAATTTTCCTGTACTTAGAACCCGACGGCTTACCGTGCAATTGCGCGAGCTGTCCATTGGCGAGTCGATTGCCTTGGCGGCCATGCCGGTGCACCTTGAGCAAGCCAACTGCACCGCTTTTCTGCGCAAAGCGGTAGGCTCAGTCAAAGGCATCGAAGATCCGGCGCAATGGACCGTGCAAGAGCGCATGCTGGTGGTTTGCCATTATCTGGCTTCGGTGCACGAAGACGGGCCTGACTTTTCATTGGGGGATGGCCACTATTCGGACTACCTCGACGGCGCTACTGACATCGCCTTGCCGGTGGCCGCCTTGGGCATTGGCGCCGTGGGGGGTGATGAATGGCAGATCAGGCACATGACCGGCGCTATGGCGGAGTCGATTGAACGCTCCATGGGAGAAGTGGAGGGCGTCAGCGGGCGCCTGCATTGGCTGCTTGGCAGCATGGCGGCGCAACTGGTGCTGGTGAGTGAAGTGCCGGTGGAGCCCACCAGTGGGGAGGGTGCGTTTGATGAATTTCTGGCTGCCCGCATGAAGGTGATCGCAGGCTACCCGGAGAGCGATTTCTCTGACCTGATGGCACGCTACGCAGAGGGCCGAGACAAGTTGCACCACCTGCTGCGGGCTGAGTTTGCGCCCGATGGCCTGGTGGCCTTGCCAAAAGGAGGTGGCGCTTTACCGCCCGCCCGATTTCCAGTTCGTTCCTGCCTCTCGAGAATGGCGCTTGAAATGGTCGGATAACCTGATGGATATGGCCTCTAGCCTGAGCCTGTATGCCAACACCCCGCTGCCTGCCGCGCTTGACATGCAGTCCAGTGTGGCGCGCCAGTTCTTTGAAGGCAAGCCGTTTGAGAATTGGCGCAAAGGGCGTGAGTCGGATCTGAAAATGCAGTCCGCCATCGTCAATCGGCTCAATGATGTGATTCGAGCGTGCGGGATTGTGGCCAAGACGGTATCAAGGTCACGCTGAACACGGAAAACACCCCTGTTTGCGGGTGATGGTGAATCTTAAAGTTTGACGCATCAGCCAGTCAATCTTCAAGGACACCATCATGACCGTCTCAAACGCCGCTTACCTCAAATCATTTCACGATGTCACCGTAGGCCTTGGCCACAAGATCATCAACTCGGATTTCACCTTTGAAATTGAGGGCTTTGAGCAGTATTACATGCTGGCAAAGCAATGCCCATGGCCAATTTTGACGCCCGCAGAGGGTATTGAGGTGCCCACCGTGCTGGGCGCGGCTTTGTGGGAAAAGGGCCAGGTCAAGTTCCATCAACAGGGCGCCGTGGCCTTCCAGGAAACCCAGCTCGGGCACATCGATAAGCTGCTGATCGACTTGATCTCCAAAGGCGGCGAGTTCAATGCCAAGATTTACGAGGGTACGCCGCAAAAATTCCTGGTCGCCAAAAAGATCATCAAGTGCACCATTCAGGCCGACCCGGTTGACCGTGATTGGGAAAACCGCACCCAGCCCATGATGATCACCGGCACTATGTTCTACCACTACTACGGGGAAACTGTGAGTGGTACATCTACGCCTGGCGATGAAAGCGCCTACCGTTAATGGCAACACTGGCTGAACTGGCAGACCGCTTTGCGCTGACTGAGCGGCCTGCTGGCAACTTGCTGGATGCAGCGGGCGTTTTGGCGCAAGCCATTGCGGCCGCCAACTTTTATGCCGGGTATGCGCAGATCATCTCGCGCATCCCTGACCCGCTGGTCATTCCGGCTGCGGCCATCCCGTCCATTGCAGACACCACCGAGATCAGCGAGTCCGAGTGGGCACTGATCCGGTCGCTGTTCATGCTTTACGTGGAGCGCGAAACAGCGCTGCAGCTGGAGGCCTCACGCGGACTGGGCATGGATGTTTACGGGCGCGCCTCCAGCGAGGTAGCAGCAGACATCATGCAAATGGAGCTGGAATTGCCGCACCAAGCGTTTGTTGGTTTGATTGTGACGGTATGACGACTCTCTTAAAAGCGCCATTCCCCTATTTTGGAGGAAAGTCCGGTGCAGTCTCTGAGGTGTGGGCCGCATTGGGCGATGTGAAAAACTACGTCGAACCCTTTATGGGCAGCGCAGCCATGCTGCTTGGCGCACCTGATGGCAAACGCGTTGAAACTGCAAACGACTTTGATGGCTTTGTGGCTAACTTTTGGCGCGCCATTGCACACGATCCCGATGCTGTGGCGCACCATGCCGATTGGCCAGTGAATGAGATTGATCTCGAAGCTAGAAACTGGTGGTTAACAAAACAAAGAGATGAGTTTAAGCAAAAACTTGGAGACCCGAACTTTTTTGATGCCAAAGTGGCTGGATGGTGGTGTTGGGGGATGTGCAACTCAATTGCCTGTGGTTGGGTTGCAGGAAAAAGCCCGTGGACGCATAACGGTGAAAATTGGGACAAGCGTCCACGAAGTGGGAATAAACACATCATTCCGCATCTAGGCGATGCTGGCCGGGGCATCAACCGCCAACTCCCGCATCTGCACCGTGGTCAGGGCATCAACCGCGCTACCGGCACTATGACCAGGCGCGAATTCATTTTTAACTGGATGAATGACTTGCATACCCGCTTGCGTGACGTGCGCATCACTTGCGGAGACTGGAGCCGGGTAGTGAAAGACAGCGTAACTACCAGGCATGGCCTGACTGGTATTTTTCTCGACCCACCATACGAGAAGGGTGCGATGGATTACGGCGCGGGCGGCATGAAGCAAGGCATTGCAAAAGACGTGCAGGCTTGGTGCGCAGCCAATGGCGACAACCCCAAGATCAGAATAGTTTTGTGTGGCCACGTCAACGAACACGACGCACTGCTTGAGCACGGTTGGCACATCCGCAAGTGGCAAGCCAGATTGGGTTACGCCAAAACCGACGAGGCCGTTGCCAACAGCGCAGGTGAAACCCTGTGGTGCAGCCCGCATTGTGTTTCTGAATTTATGCCAAATCACCCCGCAGCGCCCGTCAAAAATGAGCAAGCAACTACGCAAAATGTAGCGCAATTGGACTTGATAGGCGCATGATCCTCTACACCTCCAGCAACCAGCAGATTCGCGCCGACTTGATCAAGTCCGCCGTGCTTCGCTCTGACCTGTCGCCGGTGCCGGTCACGCTGGAGACTGACATACAAGTAGATGACGACCTGAAGGCGCAACTGGCCGAGGGCAAGACCATCAAAACACGCGATGACGACGTGTTGCGCATCGTCAAGTCAACCCTGAAAATTGACCGATCTGCGCCCGGTGGCGACCGGCAAAAGGCGGTGCTGAGCATCACGGCCATGCTTGACCGCTGCCACACCATCGCCTTTGTGCGCACCCGCGCCGTTGTCAAGGAGAACCAAGTGCTCTCGGGCATCTACCGAGCCTGTGGCGCCACGTTGCAGGCGGTTGACGCTGATTTTGCGGTGCCGCGCTTTACCTGCCCCATTGGGGACGCACCGAGTTTTCACATTGCCAGAGTTTTGCAGGAGGAGGGTGGTGTGGTGCGGTGGCGCAAGGGCAAGCTGCAGTTCTTCAGGCTGGCTGATCTGTTCAAGCAAAAAGCCATTGGCACGCTGCCCAACAACGCCACGACCGACCTTGACAGCGGCTTCGTTGAGCGCCACGAGGCACCTTCGTTCTTTTCGCTGAATGATGCCGGGGCCTTCGTCTTTGGGGATGTGTCCAAGCCGCGCGCCGTGCGCTACGCGCCCTTCAAAAACGCGCTGCGGCTGCGCAACATGACCAAGTATCTGGTGCAGCACAAAGTCATGAAGACGGACTACGCCTTCAACCTGTGCGCCGGTGACCTGATCGACTTCGCGGGCGATGTGCCGCTGTGCGTGATTACCGCTGCACACGTTTTCGAGAACAACGATGGCGGCCAAAACCACTACACCCGGCTCTGGCTGGGCATGATCGGGTAAGCCATGGATTACGGAATGATGCCCGGGCGCTACCCTGCCATTGTCAAAACCTACGATCAGGCGCGCCGGACCTGCCGCATTGAAATACCCGGGCTGACTGAGGGGGCTGATGTGTTGCCAGAGGCGGAACTTGAGTACCCTATCGGGGACAAGTCACGCGCTGGGGTAAACCCCACCGAGATTGAGATCACGCCCGGCGATACCGTGTGGGTGGCTTTTATTGGCGGCGATGCGCGCTACCCCATCATCACCGGATGGCGCAACCCGCAGGCGGGAAACTCGGTGGACTGGCGCAGGTTCCATCACAAAAACATGGAATTTCTGGCTGATGGCACGATGCGGCTGACAGTGGGGGCGTCAGAGATCATTCTGACGCCATCTGGCATCACCATGAATGCCCCACGGATTGACTTGAATTGACCATGCCTGCCGTCACTAGACTGGGAGACGGCTGCACCGGCCACGGCTGCTTTGGCGGGCGCGCCAACGACCAGGCTTCTGGCGATGTGTTTGTCAACGGCATCGGCGCGCACCGCCAGGGCGACCACTGGGTCACCCACTGCTGCGGCCCGGTTTGTCACGATTCGACACTGGCGGCGGGGTCGAGCACAGTCTTTGTCAACGGCAAGCAACTGGGGCGCATTGGTGATCCGGTGGGTTGCGGTAGTGCATCAGCGGCAGGCTCTGGCAACGTGTTCGCAGGTGGCTGAAATGCCGGAAAACAAAGCGTTTTAGCCCTCTTGTGGATGCCAATAATCTACCAACACAAAGGAGCAATCATGGCAAATCTGATATTTTCATTCGAGGACATGGGCCTCAAAAGTGATAAGGCCACCCGCAATTTGGTTAAGTATTTCGCCAGGGCTG